TGGAGGCTGTGCGGTAGTGGGTCAGGTAGATCATTTGATCTGCTCCTTGGCCTTTTCAACTGACTCTGGCTCAATTCGCTTATGGGCCATCAACAGGTCATAGGTCTCTTGTATGGTTGTAGGGTGCCAATCTTTACTCTCATCATCGTCTGGGATGCCGTAGAGTTCACACAGGTACATCATCATCACCAAACCGTCGAGGCTGTCGAGTCCAAGATCGGCCATCTTCTCTTCCATCGCCGTTGCTGGCGTGAATGACATATGCACAGGTTTTGCAACCTTTGCCACCATGTTGAAGAGGTCGATGAAGTTGATCATATGTTCTGGCCTTGTGTGGGTTGATTGACGGCTCCGACTACGGCTGATGCCCAGTCTTTCCAGTCATCATAAATGTAAGGCCCCGGAATACCTTCGTTTGTGAAAATATCTATGGCCTTCAACCCTGACGCCCACTCTTTCCAATCTGTTGACTCGTTTGGAATAGCCAACTGCTGGCCCGCATACGCCTCGCACATAAGCGACGCCCACGACTGAAAGGTATGGAAACGAGGGTCGTAAATGACGGCCAGTGCCATTAGTAAGGTCTCACATCGCCAATATCAGCATTCAAGATTATTTTGCCAGCCTGATAATCGCCGCCTGCTGTGTTTGAACTAAAACGCAAACGCAGTTCCCTGCGTTGCTCTCTCATGTCAATCTTGCTTGTATCCGGGTCAAACGGGAATGCCGCGCTCTCTTGGTCTTGACCTTGAGCAAACGGCTTACCAGTCACAACCACCTCCATCTCACCAGACTGGATGAAGTCAGGTTCGATACGCTCAATCCTCATCCAGCGGTTGTCGCCAACAGGAGAGTTCTGTGATGGGCCGCCTGACACCCAGCCAAGGTCGTTGGTCTCAAAGTAGGACTCAATTGCCAAAGAGGCCAAGCCTTCAACAGCATCAACACCAATCTCGTGTTGCCACAGGCTGGTGAAGTTCATCAGTGTGTCAACGGTAATTTGGAACCCAGAGCCAGCAGGGATGGCCGCAGACAGGAAGTCGCCAACAGTGTAGTCTTGACCACGATTCACAATCGTCACGCTGGTCACAATGCCGCCAGCCACCACAATGTCAGCCGTAGCGCCTGTGCCTGTGCCACCAGTCAGCGGCTGGGCCAGATATGTGCCGTTGGTGTACAGCGTGCCACCAACAAAAGAGAAAGCATTCACGCCGCCTTCCACATTGATTTCCCAGCCAGCATTGATGGGGTAGTGGAAAACCTGCGAGAAGTAACCAGCCGAGCGACGAGCACCAAGAGCCTCACCAGTGTCGTACCAGCAGTTCTCGCGGACATTGTAGATAACAGCGTCGTTGCACTCCTCTGAATCACCAGAGGGGAAGAACCACCAGATTTCGCCAAAGCGGGGAACCTTGGTTGCAAACACTTTTTGACGCTGGTCGTAGTTCAGATTGTCAAAGAAGTAGTTCTGGTTGAAAGTGTTGGGAATCTCTTTCACCACACCGTTGTAAAGCAGGAAGCGGTCAACACCACACCAGTAGTAGATGCCGTCATACTCGATCACGGAAGACGAAGACAGAATTGAAGACTGGCTCGAAACCAAGTCATAGCGCCAGTAGAAAGTCTGAGGGGAGCCACCGACCGTAATGGTGGTAGGCGTGTAACTCACACGGATCAGTGAATCAAGCGACCAAAACAGGCCAGAAGGCGCGTTTGAACCGCCTCGCACTGGTAGGCCCTTGACCACCTTTGTAGAGGCCACATTGGTCTCGTTTGAGTCAGCAGACACCCAGTTGCTGGGGTCACCAGCGGCGCAATTCCTGATTAAGCCGTTGTTGCCGTATACAAAGACATACGGGTGCAGAACAACCACGCCACCAGAAACTGAAACCTCGTTATCAATCAAGATGTCCTCAACGCCAGACCCGGTAGCCGCATTGGTGATTTCAAAGTGCGTAGAGTCGGTAACTGAAGCCACATAAGTGTTTGCGGGGATGTTTGTGCCCGTCACCAATTGACCAGCGCCAATGTTTGCGGTCGATGTCACAAGTACCGTAGTCGATGAGGCAAGCGTCGCAGATACCGTGAACTTGCCAAGAGCAGTCATAGTCGTGCCAAGCGTGTCACCACCAAGTACGGGCGTATTCACATTACTGTCGATGTAGAGCAGGTTCTGGCCGGGATGCGCAAGCAACAACTCCGCGCCCGTACCCTGCGAATCAAACAACGAGTCAAACTGCCACAGGTTGTATTGGTTCGGAGAAAAGTCGTTCATCGTGAAGTCAGTGATGCCCGTACCGATACCCACATTGTTGATGGGTAGCACTTGCATACCATCAGAGTAGCCGTTGTAGATGTAGGTGTAGGCGTTCTCTGGCAACACATAGATGCCTCGAGATGGGCCAGCCAAGTCGTTCACAATCTCTTTGTAGCCTGCGATCTTGCGGGGGCGGCCACGCTGAAAGCGAACCCAGCGGCCATCGCTGTAAAAAGTCTTGTCAAACTGAGTACCGTCGCGCTGGATACCCGGCTGGGTGTCAAGAGCAAAAACTTTTTTTGTCATGGGAATGTGCCCCCTTTGACGCCGCTGGTGAAGTTGCCGACACCTGCAATATCAAGGCCCGTGGCCGTCAGTGCAAAACGATTCACACCAAGAATGGCGATGTCAAATTGGCCTGCGCCGTTGCGCCAGATACCAGTGTTGGTTTCAGCCGCAAAGTTAATCGCAGGCGTGGTCACGGTGCCGTTCACCAAGTTCAGAGAGGTTGCACCCGCCTGCACGGTGTTGGCGTTGAAGAAGTTGGTTCCGTCGCAAACAAGCGTGGCTTGCTGGCAGGGAGGAATCGTCACGGTGTTTGCACCTGCGGCGCTTGTCTTCACCGTCAGGGTGTAGCCGTTGTCGGTGGTCTGGTTGGAGATCACATACAGCGTCACCACCTGCGGGTAGATGGCAATCACATTCGCCACCAGCGTACCCACATATTCCTGAATGGTGTTCTGCGCCTCGTTGGTCGTCAGCGTGTATGTGCCACCAGTCACGGGCTTGACCAGAGCAGTAAACGCAAACGATGAGTTCACGCCATAACCGACAGTCAGGTACTCAGAGCCAGTACAGATCAGGAATGCAGACTCGTTGGGCTGGAAAGTCTTTGAGGTCAGGCCGTCGAGCAAGTCGCCACCAGTGGTGGTGATCGTCATCGTGCCCGAGCCGTTGTTCTTGAACAGCGTGAACCAGTTGTTGCCAAGCGAAGAGGCCAACGGCAAAACAGATGCACCAGAACCGCCAGACCACACCTTGGTTTGGGCGCGGTCGCCAGCAAGGTAGGTGTAGCCGTTTGTGATGCTCTGTGATGGGTGGCTCTGGTTCAGAGTCGTAGAGATGGCAAGCAGGCCCAAGCCAGCCAATGCATTGGCATCAGAACTCGAAGAGCCGATACCAAAGGCAATCACACCCCATGTGCCATACACATTGGGGTTGTCGGTAATGTAGATGTACTGGGCTTGACCAGCAGGGATCGAGACAATCGTGCCGTTGCCACCAAAGGTCTTGACCGTAAACGCCACAGCGCCAACATTTCGGATCAGCGCATCAGTACCCACAGAGGTCTGATTTGCGGGGGGCATATAAAGATTGAGGCCAGCAGAAGTGGCCTCGACATCCATAATCCGTGCCGCGAAGTCTGTGTTTGTTTGGCTGTTTGAAGGCCAGTTCAGTTGCGTATTGGTGGACAGAGTTATGTCTCTATACGAGACATCCGTTGGCTGGATTACATCCCCAGTGAATGGCGAGATAAAACTCATGGTTAGGTATCCAATACTGCGGCTTGACGGTCTCCAATACGCTGAGTATTTTCTGCTTTCAGCGTGGCAATGATTAGGTCATATTGCTGTTGCCACAGGGGAATGCGCTCGTCGTTCTTGAGGAAGGGCATAGCCTGCAACAGGGAGCCGTACAAAAGGGCTTGAGGGGCGTACACGGTGAACCAGTTGGTTTGGTTTGAAGAATCCAAAGGCTGGTTGCGCTCGTAGTACAGAATTTCGTAGTCATACGCCGCATCGGGAGTCGGAGAGATCAGCCAGTGCGTGTAGTCATAGTCAGCGTAGAACTTGGGTTCGTCTGTTGCTGTGGTGCTCGGCCAATACTCGCGGCAATACTCATAGGTGCGGAGCAACAAGGGTTGGCGCTTTCCGGCAACGGTCACATTCATGGAGACCGTTTTGTGCCAGCGGGCTGGCTTTGAGATCACCGAAGTACCCTGAACCATAGTCGAAGTATTGACGGTCAGGTTGCCCAAGAATTTAATCTGGCTGGCGATGACCTGTTCCGCCAACATAATGAAGGTCGGAATCTTGTCCAGTGT